TGAGAAGAAGAAAGATGCTCGGTTATCTCGTGTCGGCGTATCTGGCTACAACAAGCCAAAGCGCACGCCCAAGCACCCGACGAAATCGCACGTCGTGGTTGCGAAAGAAGGCGACAAAGTTAAGACGATCCGCTTTGGCCAGCAAGGCGTTAAGGGTTCGCCGAAGGGTAGCGCACGCAATAAAGCGTTTCGCGCACGTCATGCGAAAAACATAGCTAAGGGCAAGATGTCCGCGGCATTTTGGGCCGCGAAGGAGAAGTGGTGATATGGCTAGTGCAAAAGATCTCTTAAAATTCTTCATGGCTGGCGCTAATTACTTCGATAAGCCGCGCGTTGGCGGGGGTCGTGCGAAGGATCCTGCGCTTTACTCGCCATTCTCTATGACAAAGCACCGCAATGCGCCTTACGACTATGAAGTTGAAGGTAGTTTGCTCGGCAACCTAGACCGGCCAACAGTTGTGACGCCTTCTCAGATACAAGGTAAGACGCTTTACTTTGCGACTGGAGATCGTACGTCAAACGATCGGCTGATTGAGCGTATCAACGATTATCTTTTGCCAGATCCAAAGCAAACCTACGGTGGGCCTGAGTACATGGATCAGCGTAACCGCGGTTCATGGGCATCTGAGCCAACAGCCATGCGCGCAAAGCAAAAAGCGCTAAATGATGCTGGATTGCTAGGAGAGGACGCCTTGCTAGCGTATATGCCTATGGGGGAGCGCTCTGGCGACTTTTCAAAGCATATGTCTGAAGTCTACGGCGAAATGATTAAAGCTAGCCCAATGGGCGGAAATAGCTTTGGCATGATTGATGACGCCATAGCTGCACGTTTCCCCAAACTAAAAGACGTTCCAAGTTATAAAAATCGCGAGAAATTTGCAGATTGGTTATCAAATTTAAAAGGCGGCCAACGTGCGAGCTTGATTAAGTTCTTTGATAGCTCTCAAATGCAAGACCTTGGCCTCCCAGACGTTGGCGCAGCTCGGTTTGCTATCACAAATCCTGACCTCGTAAACTCTGAAGCGTTAAGCGTTGGTTATCGCATGAGCACGCCAGATCTACTGTCAGAGATGGTAAAAAGTAAGCAACACCCATCGTATGGCGCTTATATGCCTCGAAAAGAAGGAACTGGCAGCTTAACATTAAGCTCAGAGCTTCCATTTATTATCGGGGCGCGTGATACTGCATTGCCAAAAGCAGCCGCAGGAAAGCTGCAGCCGCTTCCAAAAGATATTAAATCATACATGGGTAACCCACGTTTACGTCAACTTGTTGATCAGCAATTTGTTGACGAAGCAGGGCAATATGAAGATTTATTACGCAACCAAGGCCCAGAAGCTGCCGCGCGGTTCACGCAAAGCCTATTAGACGCATATATAGGCAGGAACTAATCAATGAGATCGCTAATTTGCTCCATAATGTCATCAATCGCTTCTTGGATATCGTCGGGTATGTCTTCATCCTTACCCCATGCCAGATATGCTAGAGCGACTAGCTCATTGCGAATTGGCTCAAGTTCATCTTCCATCTTACACCTCCTAAATTTATATCAGGATGTTAACACTCGTTTAAAAGGATTGCAACATGGCTGACATCCGTAAGCAGTTTTCCTTAGCATTTGACCAAGTAGACCCATACGCCCGCAAGCTAGTCTATAAGACCGACGACGAGGGGCGTACATATCGCGACTTTGGCGATTACTTGTACACTGAAGACCAGCTCGCCGGTTTCATGGATTACATGAATGCGGAGCCTAACTTGCTCAACACGCGTCGCGGTACAGTGCAGAACCTCATGGACGAGGGCCGCGATCCTATGGAAGCTGTTGCGATGTCAAAAGTCGCGGAGATGACGCCTATCTTAAACCTACCATACGTCGCAGATGACGTGTATGGGAGAAGTCGTGCAGTACGTGACGCCTACCAAGAGGGGCGTGAACTTGATATGCTTGGCCATATTGCGATGTTGGGCTTGGACGTTGCGCCAGCCGTGTATGGCGGTTTCAAGGGCTTACAGATGGGCCGCAGGGCGCTCAAGAACGATGCCGCAAGAATGAGAATGACGCCTATGTCGCAGCGACGCCAGCCAAGCCTTAGCTCTGGCATACTTGCAGACGTTGAAGGCTATTTAAACCGATAGGAGCCGTTATGGACTACGAAATCAACGAACTTGCGGCGCAGATCGAAGCCGAGCTAAACCCTGACCAGATGGACGACGCCGAGCTGCAGGGCATTGTCGGCAAGGAGATCGAGGACGCGATCGACTACATCGACAACTGGATTTCGCCTGTACGCGCCACCGCGACGCAATACTACCGCGGCGAGCCGTTTGGCGACGAGGAAGAGGGCCGCAGCCAAGTTGTGAGCATGGACGTGCGCGACACCGTGCAGGCGATCATGCCGTCGCTGATGCGCATCTTCCACAGCACCGAGCGCACCGTTGAATACGTTCCGCAAGGCCCAGAGGACGTTGAATCCGCGAAGCAGGCGTCCGAGTACGCCAACTACATCATCAATCGTGACAACAACGGCTTCCTGCACATGCACGCCGCGTTCAAGGACGCGCTGATCCGCAAGGCTGGCATACTGAAGTGCTACTGGGACGACCAGACAAATTTTGAGACGCACGACTTGACCGGTCTAGACGACACCGCGTTGTCTGCGTTGATGGCTGACCCTGATGCGCAAGTCGACATTGTCGCATCCGAGATGGTCGGCGAGCCACAGATTGACCCGATGACTGGCGAAATCGTGCCGCCGCCCGCCGTGCATGCCGTCCGCGTGACCTACGTGCACCCTGATGGGCGCGTTAAGCTGGAGGCCGTGCCGCCGGAAGAGTTCCTGATTTCACGCGAGGCAAAGTCACTTGAGGACAGCGACTACGTTGCACACCGACGCGTCGTGACCGTGTCTGAGCTCGTGGCAATGGGCTACGACTACGACGAGGTGTCTTCCCTCGCGTCCGCGTATGATGAGATGGAGACTAACGTCGAGCGCTACACGCGCAACAAGGCGCTGACCAACGAAATGAACGAGCGCTACGATCCGGCGATGAAAAAGGTGCTCTACGTCGAAAACTACATCAAAGTGGATTACGACGGCGACGGCATCGCGGAGCTGCGCAAAGTGTGCACCGCCGGTGACGGAAATACTATTCTGGCGAACGAGCCGTGCACGATGGTGCCGTTTGCGGTATTCTGCCCAGACCCCGAGGCGCACGACTTTTTCGGTATGTCGATCGCTGACACTGTCATGGATATCCAGCGCATTAAATCTCAGATCATGCGTAACACGCTCGACAGTCTGTCTATGTCGATCCACCCACGAATTGCTATAACCGAGGGTATGGTTAACCTAGAAGACGTGATGAACACCGAAGTGGGCGCCATCATCCGCCAGCGTTCCGCCGGTCAAGTGCAGCCGCTGACAATGCCATTCGTTGGCCAGCAGGCATTCCCTGTCCTGCAATACATGGACGAAATCAAAGAGGCCCGCACAGGCATCTCAAAGGCGTCTGCAGGCTTGGATGCGGGTGCATTGCAGTCATCGACAGCGTCAGCCGTTCAAGCGACTGTGAGCGCCGCTCAGCAGCACATTGAGCTAATTGCGCGTATCTTTGCAGAAACCGGAATGAAACAGCTCTATAAGATCGTACTGCATCTAATTACAACGCATCAAGATCGCGCGCGTATGGTTCGCCTGACGAACGAGTTTGTGCCGATTGACCCACGTGTGTGGGATGCGAATATGGACGTGACGATCAACGTCGGACTTGGCCGCGGATCAGACAGTGAGCGCATGATGATGATGCGCCAGATCGGCGAGATGCAGAAGGAGGCCATCATGCAGATGGGCCCAGTTAATCCGCTGACAGACATGAATAAGCTAGCCAACACATTGAAGTCTATGACGGAGCTTGCGGGCTTCAAGGATGCGTCGCAATTCTGGTCAGACCCTGCGCAGTTCCAAGCGCCACCGCAGGAGGATAAACCGGATATCAACGAACAGTTGATCGCGGTGCAAATCCAGCAAATCCAAGCGGACATCCAGAAAAAGGCTGCAGAGCTGCAACTTGGACGCGAGAAGATGATCATGGAAGACGATCGCAAGCGCGATGAGCTGGATGCGGAGTTATTCGTAAAGGCGGAAGAAATGAAAGCCAAGTATGGCACACAGCTTAACGTGGAGCAAATCCGGTCTGAGCTGGCAATTAATCGGGACGTGATGAAGGCGCAAGCCGAAGTCATAAAGAGTGGAATAGATGGTGAAGAGTAAGCAGCAAATCATAGATGACGGTCAGGAAGCTGGCCGTCTTTTACGTGACACCGACCTCATTCGTTTTTTGGATGAGACGGAGCAGGATTGCTGGGAGGAGTTCAAGACAACGAGCACCGGCGATAGAGATGCCCGCGAGGACATCTACATGAAACTGCGCGGTGTTCAGGCGTTTCGCCAGAAGCTGCGTGCAATGGAAGATAATGCGACTATTGAAAAAAAGCAAAAATAGCCGCATAATATGGAGCTATAGCAATGTCAGAAGCCAACAACCCACTAGGGACTGATCTGAACACAGCACAAAATGCCATCAGAGACATGATCGCGCCCCAAGAGGATAACGTGACAGACACTGAGGCGCTTGAGGTTGAAGCCG